CCCGTCGGCCTTCGCCGCAAAAATCTTGCCGTAGAACCGGGGGTCGTAGTTCGGGTCGGCGATCACCTGTTCCGCGTACTCGTGCTGCTCCCAGCAAATCGTGTCGCGGCGATCTCCGGCCGTGGTGATCGTGCAGAGCAGAGGCTCGGGTCTGGATCGGCCGGAGTACCGCAGCGCCTCGAATAGACGCCTGTCGGGCCACGCGTGCAGCTCGTCGCAAAACACAAACGAGTACGACGGGCCTTCGGCGGCACCGGCGTCTCGGGAGATCACCCGCAGATTGGAGTCGGTGGCGGCGCAGTAGATCGTCTTGCGGCTGTCGATGACTTCGAGCACCGACTTCAGTTCAGGCGACCGCTTCACCATCGCGGCCGTTTCGTCAAAGATGATCGCCGCTTGGTTGCGGTCCTTGGCGGCGATGCAACCCAATTCGCCCTGGCCCTCCATCAGAAGGTGCCAGACGGAAAGGCAGGAGAGCAGCGTGCTCTTCGCGTTCTTTTTCGGCACCTCGATATACGCCAAGCGATAGCGACGCTTGTTGTCGGCCCCTTGCCACCCATAGAGCGGCTCGATCACGTCTTCGATGTGCCACTTGAGCAGACGCATCGGATCGCCCGCACGCGCGGTCGGCGAGTCCTTCGTGTGGCAGCAGACCGCTTCGAGGAACTGCTGCACGAGCTTTGGCTGTTCGTCGTTGTACGTAAAGCCCTTGGTGGCCTCACGTCGCCTTTTTTCTGGCAAGGAACGAAGCGAGCTTGCTTTCTTGCTTGGCATCCGGCTCCACCTTTAGCGACGCCCGGGCGGCTGGCGACAAGCCGAAATCCGCCTCCAGTTGCCGCAACTGCTGGGCCAGTTTGTGAGCGATCGAAACCTCTGGCCGCTGGGCGATGTACTTCACCTCGCCGCCATCGTTGAGGATCGGGTAGGTATCGCCTTCCTTCTTCAGTTTCTCGCGCACTGCAAGCCACCACTCCCACGTGTCGCAATACCGGGCGAGCGCCTCGACATCGGCCCGGGTCATCACGCGAACGCCTTCGAGCATCGGGAGCAGTTCACGCCAGCGAGCGGCGGCGACTTCGCCCAGGTGCGGCGGCATGACGATGCCGTCCGCTGGCGGCTTCGGCTCTTGCTTGTTCAGCGGGCGGCAGCCGGGGTTGCCTCGCACGATCTTGAGTTGTGTCGGAGTCGGACGCGGTCCGCGCTTGCCCATGTTTTCGCTCGGTGATTTCAGGCGTGTTTTTGCTGCCACCAGAATCGGCAGCGCGTCAAGCCGCCAGACCTACCCCCAAGGCATTACTTGCAAGCGCCCCTCGACCCCAGAGCAGTTGGTTTTTCTCGTACAAGCCTTTTTGCCTCAAAACCGGCATAGGGGGTGGTGTTTGCTCAAGATGTGGGCAGCGGCCTCGCGCGCGCGAACCTATCGACTCTCGCGGTTCGTCTTCCGCTGATGGCATGACGCGCACAAGCATTGGCCATTCGATACTTCATAGCGGAGGTCTGGCCTGACCTTCACCGGGATCTTGTGGTCAGCGTGAGCCTCGCCTTTGCGGCCACACACCCGACCACACTCGCGACACATATACCCATCAGCCAAGAGCACAGCCTCTCGCCATGCTCGATGCTTGAGGTCGCAATAGCCGCGGGCCGCAGCGTTGGGCCGCTGCTCGCCCAGACTGAAAGCCTTGATCCTTGGAGCCTTGTAGCGTGGCACCCGCAGCGGCATCTCTAGCTCTTGAGGGTCACAATCCCGACAGTGCCAGTGCTGTTCGTGGTGGCACTGCGGATCTGGACAAAGGGCAACGCGAAGACTTCGTCCGGCAGGGCATAGAACCGCCCCTCGGCAGTTGATGGAGCGAGCGTGATGTCGGCAGCGCTACCATCGGTCTTGTAGACGCGACGATACGTGCCGCTCTCCGACGAGGCTCCCCACAGTTGCAGCGTGGCGGCGGCGGTGTTCATCGTGCCAAAATCGGCAATCCCGCCTGCGAAGTCATCCATGCGGATGGTGGTAGCGAGGCTGGATGATGTGTGCAGCGTGATCTGCACTTGGCGAGAGCGCCTGCGAATCTTGATCTCTGACATTGGAACCTCCTGGGCACTGGTCTAGGCCAGCAACGCGGCCGTCTGCCTCGATCCTAGGGCGAGGGGCTGGCAGGCTTGCAGCCCGGCATGGCCCGTCTCTCGCCGCAATAGCGCACTTCAGGCCACGAACAGCGGCATCTTGGCCTTCGACTTGGCGATCCGCTGGTTTGCTAGTTCGATGTATTCCGGGTTGAGCTCGCATCCGATGCCACTGCGGCCCAGCTCTGCCGCGACGGCCAGCGTCGTGCCGCTCCCGGCGAACGGGTCCAGCACCGTGCCGCCTTCAGGGCAGCCCGCCTTGATGCACGGCTCCACTAGTGCGGCAGGCATCACCGCGAAGTGAGCGCCGCTGTAGGGCTTCGTCGTGACGGTCCAGACGGAGCGGCGGTTGCGGCCTTGCTCTGCAGCGTTGACTTGTTGCCATCCTGGACGACGCAGGCCAGATTGGTGGCTCAAGTTTCCGTCGAGCGTCGATGCTCCAGCGGGCTTCTCATTCCGCACCGCGTTCTTTCTGTACCAAGCAGCCGCAGAGGAAGTGCTGCCAGCCTCTTTCACCGCCTCCGCGTCGTAGTAGTACCGCTCGCTCTTGGTGAGCAGGAAAACGTATTCGTGAGCCTTGGTGCAGCGATCCCGCACGCTCTCGGGCATCGGGTTTGGCTTGTGCCAGATGATGTCCTGACGCAGCCACCAGCCGTCAGCCTGCAAGGCGAAGGCGACACGCCACGGGATGCCTTTGAGTTGTTTGCCGCTGCCGTATGTGTCGCCCAGATTCAGCCATAGCGTCCCATCATCCCGCAGCACCCGCCGCACCTCGCGGAACACTTCGACCATGCGGGCGACATAGGCTTCCGGCGTGGCCTCCAGGCCGATCTGCCCGTCGTGGCCGTAATCCCGCAAGCCCCAATAGGGCGGCGAGGTCACGCAGCAGTGAACGCTGGCGTCTGGAAGCGTCCGCAACCCTTCGATGCAGTCGCCTTGAATGATCCGGTGGGAGGCCATAGCGCGAATGTACGCGCGATGTCCACTTCTGAAATGCCCCTAACGACGCGATGTTCGCTCGCTAGCGCACTTCCAGCCGCTTCAACAGCGACCGGAGCGTGGCCGTGTGTCGCTCGCATACTGGGTGCGTTTCGCACCGGAGGGTCAATTCTGCATACGCAATCGCCGCCCGCTCCGCGTCGGTGAGCCGTAGGCTGGCAACCTGTTCTTCCAGTTCCGCTATCTCCGCGAATTGCCGCCGCTCTATCGCGGTGCAGTCGCAGTTCATCGGCTTCTGGTCGCATATCGGGCAAGTCATTGCGTCCCTCTCTGCGGCGTATCGTGTCAAACCAACAGGCTCGTCAATTCGTGCGGGACCAGCGCCCGAATCTCCTCCACCAAGCGCTGCGTCTCCTCGCTTGGATCGCCGTGCTTGAGAATCGCACGGCATCGGTTTTCTACCAACTCCAACGCGATCAGAGCCTCGCGGCCCGCCAAAGCGTACCGATGCTCGCGGGCGTCGTCGGGGTCAGCGAGGTCGAATCGTAGCGTGGCGTGTGCCATGTTCCATATTCCCGAATCTAGAACGCCCAGATTGTATCAGCATTCATACGGAAAACGTGTCGCTTCGGATACGTTTCGGCAACAAATGCTAGGTGCTTGTTCGCAACTACCTAGCCGTCTTCTGGTGCGATAGCGCAACTGTCAAGGATCGCTTGACGGTTGGGCTCTCTCTAAGGTGTATACGGTCGCGCCGAACTATCCGGAGATTCCGGATGGTTGCCGTATGTTGTGGGCCTAGCGCACCTACGGCGCGACGGGCCACGGAATCGGCCCTTCGGCTCGTCAGCTCTTGAACATGACGAACCCGGTCGTGCCGGTGCTGTTCGTCGTGGCCGAGACGATCTTCAAGAACTCGGTGCCGAAAACCTCATCGGGCAGGCTATAGGCCCGAC